CCTTCAGGTTCAACCCCGCCTTCGCCGGGCTGTGGCAGCGCCGTCCGCCCGAGCCCGCCCCCATCCTCAAGGTCGGCGTCACGTTCACCGAACTCGTCGAGGCCCACCAAACCACGCGCGTCCTCTTCGACCCCGTCGACCGTCACGCCGGCCTCAACGCCGCCCTCGACCGCATCAACCGGCGCTACGGCCCCAATACCCTCTACTTCGGCGGCGCCCACAAGGGCCGCGGCGCAGCGCCCATGCGCATCGCCTTCAGCCACGTACCTGAACTGCAGGTGGAACGCGACGGCTGAGGGTTGACCGGAATGCCCGCCCTCTCTAGAATGCGCGCTTCTTTTCCCCGATAGCTCAGTCGGTAGAGCGACGGACTGTTAATCCGCAGGTCCCTGGTTCGAGCCCAGGTCGGGGAGCCAAATTCCTTTTAGTTTCAAGCCCTTGTCGGGCCTCTGCGTAGACCGCCGGTGAAAACCGGCCCAACGGAAACGGAGACCGACATGAACGAAGCTGACCATGCCCAAGCTGTTGCAGCAGCCGGCAACACCCTCGAAAAAATTTCCGAGGTATACCTCGATTTGTATCGAGGACGCGACACTTCCCGCCATCACCGCGTCCGCGCTTGGGTCCGCCTGCTGGGCGACAAGGTGCTGACGGACATCACACCCGACGACATCGATGCCGCCATGCGCACGCTGGCGACAGAACCCGCGCGCGTCTACAGCGGCCGTGATGCTGAAGGAAATTCTGTCTTTCGCAAGAAAACCGGCCAGCGCAGCGGCGCCACGTTGAACCGCTATCAGGTCGCGCTCGCCGCACTGTTTGCCTGGGCGAAGCGCCAGCGCCTGGTCCCGCGCGGCTTCGACTCGCCCACGCGTCATGTCGAGAAACGCGGCGAAACTCGCGGCCGGGTGCGCTACCTGACTGACGACGAGCGCATGCGCCTGTTGGCGGCTTGCCTGGAATCCCCTTGGCCGCGGCTGTATGTCTTCGTGCTGATGGCCCTGACCACGGGGGCCCGCAAGGGCGAGCTACTCGGGTTGCGCTGGTGCGACGTGGATCTGGAACGCGCCGAAGCCGTGCTGCATGACACCAAGAACGGCGATCGGCGGGTGCTGGTACTACTGCCGCAGGTGGTCGACGAACTGGCGCGCTTCGCGCCCAAGGATGCCCCGACGTCCCAAGCACTGATCTTCCGCAGCCGCCTGCGGCCGTCGCAGCCCTATGCGACGGCCAAAGTTTTCAACCAGGCCGTGACCGCCGCCGGCATCAGGAATTTCCGCTTCCACGATTGCAGGCACTGCACGGCGTCCTACATGGCCCAGGCCGGCGCCAGCCTGCTGGAAATCGCGGACACCCTGGGACATCGACAACTGCGCATGGTGCAGCGCTATGCGCACCTGAACACTGACAGCCGGCGGCGATTGCTGGCGCGGGTTTTTGAGGGACGCGTCTGATGTCCCCGCCCATCAAAGGCCGGGGGCGGCCGCGCGGCCGCTAGACATCCGGGATGACCCGGGGAACTCATCGAATACTGTAATTCGACGAGCGCGGGGACGCCTTTCCCCCACGGCACCCACGGCAGGCCCCCACGGCAGGCCCCCACGGCAGAATTTCCTTGTAAGCCCCGTATCCACTTACCCCACGGCACCCACGGGACATATACGTGTATGCGCGAGAACATGCGCGCGTTTCCCGTTCTGGCGTTACGCGCGCATACGTGCGCGATGTGCCGTGGGTGCCGTGGGTGCCGTGGGGTAAGTGGTGGCGCGGTTTTCTGCTGATTTTGCCGTGGGGGCCTGCCGTGGGTGCCGTGGGGGTTTCATGGGCACGTGATCGCTGCTTCGAAGGCGAAAAACTCGTTTGTTTCACAGTTTTCCATTTTCCCCCTAAAACTGGTACCCCTTAAACGCAAAAATTCCCCCCAGCCCACCGAACGGCTGCAAACCGGCACGGCAAGGCGCTTGGACAAAAGGGGAATTACATGCAACCAATTGAATCGATCCGACTTTCTGACTACACCGACGCTGCGGGCCTGATGGCCGCGATCAATGCCTTCCCGACCAAGGATAGCCTGATCTGGTTTGTGCGGCGGCACCGCGATGCTTTGGCAAAGGAAGCGGCCATCATCTTCGTCACGGGTCGGATTCTCTACCATCCATTGCGATTCGAGCAGGTTGTGCTCGATATTGGCCAGCGGGCGACACGGAGTTTGGCATGAGCGGCGCGCCCATGAATCGCAACCCCAAAAAATTGCGCCCAGGCTCAAACGTCGACCGCCCTGGAGGCGCTCGCGTCGGCGCCAATTCGCGCGACGCCGGCGAGCTTTTGCGCCTGGCCCTCACAGGCAACCGCGCGACGCGCAGGCTTGCGAAGCGCAATCTCCGGAAGCATCTGCTGGCATCGCTGCCCGGGTGAGCGCTGAGGCTTTGCTATCCCGCCTGGAAGGCGTAAAGCGTACAGGCGAAGGTCGTTGGCTTGCCAGATGCCCGGCGCACGGCGACCGGCACCCATCGCTTTCAATACGGGAAACCTCGGCCGGTGTCGTGCTGGTGAAGTGCTGGGCTGGCTGCTCGGCAGCCGAAGTGGTGGCCGCTGTCGATCTGGATATGTCAGCCCTCTTCCCAGAAAAAATCATGACGGGCTGCAAGCCTGAGCGCCGCCCGTTTCCGGCTGCCGACATTCTGCGCGCCGTGAGCTTCGAGACGATGATCGTCTCGCTCGCCGCCGCTCAACTGGCGAAGGGGAAGCGACTCGCCGCTGAAGATCACGAACGATTAAAGCTGGCGGCATCACGCCTGCAGGCCGCAGCGGATGAATACAACCAATGAGCAATCTAGAAGATCGCGGCGCGGCCGCGCTCGACAAGCTGGCCACCAAAAAAAAGTCGCGCAGCAAAGGGCTGCACCTGGTGAAGTCCCGGGGCGCGACTTTCAATCCATCCGGTAAGCGCGTGATCCGCCATGACCCAGGCCGACTACCGGACATCCTAGACCAGCTAGGGGCAGCACTCGCCGAGAACTGCGAAAGCCTGTTCAGCTACACCGGCCGGCTGGTGCGCGTCTATGCCGCCCCGGAATCGGCCTCTGGCGGCGTGCACCGCCCGCGTGGTGCTCTGGTGCTGCATCCGGTCGATGGATCGCACCTGACCGAACTGGCGACCGCTGCGGCCATCCATGAACGCTACGACGCACGCTCTGAAGGCTATAAACCGTGTGACTGCCCACGCCGCGTCGCCGACGCCTACCTAGCGCGGGGCAATTGGCTGGAGCAGCGAGCGCTCGCCGGATTCATTGAAGCGCCGACGATTACCCCTGATGGCCGCCTGATCCATGAACCCGGCCACGATAGCGAAACCGGACTGTATCAAGCCAGCGCGGCGATACCTGGCTGGTCTGCACCACCTGCCAAGCCAACCCGTGCCGACGCACAAGCCGCGCTCAACGTGCTGCTAGTGCTGGTGAAGGACTTCCCGTTTGTCGCCGATGAGGACCGCGCTGCTGTTGTCACCGGCATCCTGACCGGCTTGCTACGGAGAGTGCTCCCCGCATCCCCCGTGATAGCGGTAACAGCGCCGACGCCCGGCACCGGCAAAACACTGATTGCCGAGACCTTCGCGATCATCGCCACCGGCCGGCGTGCCAGTGTGCTGTCGCTCGGTCACGATGATGCCGAAGCCGAGAAGCGCCTGGCCGGCGTACTACTGGCCGGCGACGCGGTAATCGCCCTGGACAACATTGAGCGGCCGCTGAAAGGCGACCTGCTCTGTCAGGTTGCGACCCAGCAGTTTGTCCGGCTGCGGCCGCTCGGGGCCAGCGGCATGCTGTCTATCCCGACGCATGCGCTGATAGTGGCGACCGGAAACAACCTCTCCATCGTCGGCGACCTCAAGCGTCGCGTGGCCCTGATCCGCCTGGACGCTGGCCAGGAACGCCCCGAGCAGCGCACCTTCAAACGCGACCACCTACAGGACGTGTTCGAACGGCGGGGCGAGCTTATCCGCGCGGCACTCACCCTGCCGCTGGCCTATCTGGCAGCCGGCTCGCCGGCCATTGATGGCCTGCATCCCTTGGGCGGCTTCGAGCAATGGGACAGGATGGTGCGCCGGCCGCTGGTTTGGCTGGGCCTGCCTGATCCGCTCAAGGCGTCCGAAGGCCTGCGTGAGCAGGATCCCGACCTGGAGGGTATGCGGTTGTTGCTTGGCTGGTGGCTTGCTGCATTCGAGAGCCATCCCAAAACAGCAGCTGATGTTGTGGCAGCTGGAATGAGTTCTGGCGGATTCGAGGCCACCGACACGCTCACCGTCACACAGCGCAACGAACTGCGCGACGCGTTGCAGCTCGTGTGCAATGAGAAGCCCAACGCGCGCCGGCTCGGCTACTGGCTGCGCAGGCACCAGAACCGCATCGTCGACGGCATGCAGGTAAAACAGGCCGGCAGCGATGGCCGCGCGAGGGCAGTTCGCTGGTCTGTCGTGAGGTGCGAGTGATGCGAGTGATGAGAGCGATGTTCTGACCCATATATATTTTTTGTCCCTGAAACTTTTCACACGTTGTATGAAACATCACTCGCATCACTCGCATCACTCGCAAAGGGTCCTCCCGCCGGCAAAAGCCCGCGGGTAAATTCGAGCTTGAAGTTTTTCTAGTGGCTTGCCTTCGAACCTAACTCAACCTTCAGGGTGACCAAGTGACTTCCCAGCCGGATTCGATGGATGTATCGCCGCTGCAAGAGCAGGCGTCACTTTCGTGCGTGATGGACAGCACGGAGCTGCTGCGTGTGCGGCTGCTGCCTGCGCAGTTCGCGCGAGCTCTGGGGGTATCGAAACAGAGTGTGTCGCGCTGGGTACGCGACGGCTGGGTCACGCCGGGGGCGGACGGGAGGATCGATCCGGAGAAAGCCATCGCGCAACTGCTGCGCCGTTGTGATCCTGGCCGCCTGCGGGCGCGCTGGCTGCGGCAAGCGGTTGGCGAGGTGCAGGCACTGCGCGATGGTCTGGCCGCCGCCGAGAATCGCGCCGAGGCGGCCGAAGCTAAGCTTGCGGAAGCCAAAGAAGACCTCCTTTTATGGAAGCAGGAAGCCCAGAATTTCGAACGTAGCCTGTATATCTTCGTTGAGCTGGTCGCCAACGCTGCCGAGCGGTTGCGAGCGCTTCCAGATACCGAATGGACGCAGATTCTCGACGGTCTTCTCGACCAGGCCATCAACCAGTCAGTGGATGAGTGTCATGCTCTGGCGCAGGCGGAAGATGGGCTCTCTGCCGCTGACCTGGCCGATATCGCTGAATGGGATAAGCAAGCCCGCGCCGCTGGTTTTACATAAGGGGGCGGGGAAACCTGTCCTCTCTTCCTGCAGTACCCGCCAACCTCTCATAGGAGAAACCATGAACCACCAGGCTAAAACAAATACCGCCGTCGCCCAGCTCGAAAATGCGCTGAAGAATCTGTTCGAAGCTTTCGTGGAAAGAACGGCCGAATCGACTGAAGGAAGGGAGGCCGTCGCATCCCTTCATGCCGCCTACGCCGTTGGCGAGGCAGGCTTGAAGTTTGTGACGACGGTCAGTCCGGAGGGGGCGCTCAAACACGAGTTCTTCATTGCACCAAGGAATGGCGACGAGGTTCTCGTTTCGATGCTCGACAGCCCCGCCGCGGCCTGGCACTGAAAAGTGCCACCCGGCACCTAAAAGCGAAACCGCGATCCGGTCAGGATGGGCATACCCCGACTCTCGTGAAAGTCCCATATGCCCGACCCCTGGTTTTCGATTTCCGCACGCGGCACCGATGCCGCCGAGGTACTGATCTTCGGCGACACCGGTGAAGACTACGGCTCGGGCCAGTCTGTCACCGCGCGCGACCTGGTCGAGGCACTCCGGCCGCTGGCCGGCCGCCCGCTGACGGTTCGGATCAACAGTCACGGCGGTAGCGTGGCTGATGGGCTGGCCATCTACAACGCATTGCGTGCGCACAAGGCGCCTGTAACCGCTGTGGTCGAAGGACTTGCGGCCAGCATTGCCAGCATGATCGCAATGGCGGCAGGCCATGTCCGTATGGCTGAAAACGCTCATCTGATGATTCACGCACCATGGCATTCGCTCAGCGGCAACGCCACAGCTTTCGAAGCGGCTGCGCAAAACCTGCGCCGCTGGGCTGACAGCATGGCCGGCGCATATGCGCGCGGCCGTTTCACACGGGAGCAGGCCGGCGCGCTTCTTGCCGATGGTGAAAACCATTGGTTCACCGCCGCCGAAGCCCTGGCCGCCGGACTCATCGATGAAATTGTCGAACCGCAATTGCTTGCCGCTCGCCTGAGCGTGCCGGCCCGTTTCACCCCCCCGTCCTATGGAGATTGCACCATGCCCGAAAACCAATCCCAACATTCCCCGTCCGGAGACGAAGCCGTCCGCGCGGCAGTCTTGCGCGCCGAAAGCGAACGCCGCCAGGAAGTGCGTGCGGTCTTCAGCCGCTTCGAACAGCACGAAGGCATTCCCGCCCTGCGCGACGCCGCGGTCGACGACCATGCGGTCACCGTCGCCGTGGCGCGCGAGCGTCTGCTGACGCACCTCGGCGCGCAGGCCCAGCCCATCGCGGGCGGCGCAGTTGTTAGCTATGAGTACGACTCGCCGGTAATGGACCGCGACCTGCTCGAGGCCGCCAGCGATGGGCTGCTCATGCGTGGCGGCCTGAAAGTACTCAATGCCTCGCCAATGGCGCGCAGCCTGCAACACCGGACGCTGGCCGACATTGCGGAACTGGCATTGTCCCGGCGCGGTATCTCCGCGCGCGGCATGGACCGCGCCGGACTCATCAAGGCCGCGATGACGGGGAGCGATTTTCCTCTGTTGCTCAGCAACACCGCCGGGAAATCCCTGCGCCAGACCTACGCCGAGGAAGCCGGAACACACGCGATCTGGACCGGCGAAATCGAGGTCGCGAATTTCAAGCAGCAGACGCGCGTCGCCATCGGTGAAGCCCCTGCCCTGGACGAAGTGCCGGAGGCCGGCGAATACACCAGCGGCCACCGCACCGAAGCGGCCGAGAACTATGCGATCAAGACCTTCGGCCGGGCGATGGGCATCACGCGGCAGGCCTTGATCAATGACGATCTGGGTGCGCTCGTCGGGCAGCCCGCCGCCTTTGCTCGATCCGCCCGCCGCCTGGAGGCTGACCTGGTCTATGGTCGTCTGCAGTCTGCGGCCACCATGAACGACGGCCTGCCGCTGTTCCACGCCGACCATGGAAACCTGGCCGCCAGCGGCGCAGCGTTGAGCCTGGATTCGCTAGCGGCCGCGCGCGCCGCCATGCGCCGGCAGAAAGGCCTCGATGCCGACGGGCTGGAACAACACATCGACCCCGCGCCGCGTTACCTGATTGTGCCGGTCAGCCTGGAAACCAAGGCGGAACAACTGCTTTCCAGTCTGGTAACGCCGACTACCGCCAGCGACGCCAGCACGAGCTGGATGCGTGCACTGACCGTGGTGGCGGATCCGCGTCTGGATGAGATCAGTATCACGGCCTGGTATCTCGGGGCCGATCCGCGCCGCGTCGACGGCATTGCGCGGGTTTACCTGGCAGGTCAGGAACGGCCTTACCTCGAAGAGGATTCCGAATTCATCCGTGATGTCCTTTCCATCAAGTGCCGCCTCGATTACGGCGTAGCAGCGCTGGATTGGCGCGGGCTCTACAGGAACCCCGGCGCCTGATGAATCAACCCGCCGCGAGTATGGAAGGGCCATAGCGGCGGGTCGGATCGGGCATGGCCCTTCACTGGCCGCCAATGCGGGCGGAAGGCGGCTCCAGGCGTTCGGCAAGCAACTGCCTGCGCGATGCCGCCACCCGAAATTCAGGAGTCTTGCATGGCCATCGACATCAAAGCCGTTCTCTCCGCCGTAGACCGCACCGGTCCGGCGATGCGGTCCGCTCAGGATGGAATGAACCGCATGGCGGAAACAGCCCGGCGCGCCACCGCCGCGCTGGCCGGCATCTTCAGCGTGCGCGAGGTTAGTCGTAATGCTGACGAATACGCCGGCCTGCAGGCCCGGCTGAAACTTGCCAGCCGCAGCGCGGAAGAGTTCGCGGCCGCCAACGATGCCGTCCGGCGTATTGCCACAGCGGCGCAGGCACCGCTGGCGGAAACCGCGACGCTCTACACGCGCATCGCCAGCAGCTTGAAGGACGTTGGTGTCGATCAAGAGGCCATGACCGCCACCACGGAAGCGGTTGCCCTGGCTTTGCGTATCTCCGGGGCCAGCATGGCGGAAGCGCAGAGCGCGATGCTGCAGTTCTCGCAGGCCATTGCCGGCGGCGCGCTGCGCGGCCAGGAATTTAATGCTGTCAGTCAATCCGCCCCGCGCCTGCTGCAGGCGTTGGCTGCCGCACTTGGCAAGCCCACGGGGGCTCTGCGCGAAATGGCCGAGGAAGGCAAGCTCACCCGTGAGGTGGTGATCGCGGCCCTGATGAAGGAATTACCCGCGATGCAAGCCGAGGCGAAACTGATCCCGGAAACGTTGTCCGGCGCGTTCGTCGTCCTGCGAAACGAAATCCTGATCACGATTGGCTTGATCGATCAGACCACGGGCGCCACCAGCAAAATAGCCCGAAAACTCATCGAGGTTGCTGATCGCCTGCAACTGGCCCGCGACCTGATCCAGTCGGGAGGGTGGTTCAATGCCATCCAGGTCACCGGAGGATCGGATGACATCAATGACTACCTGAAGCGCACTCGCGAAGAAGTCCAGCGCACCGAGAAGGCCATCGCCAGCCTGAAATTTGTCGGAGGCAGTTCCGAGTTCCTTGAGGAACGGCTGCGCAGCCTGAATGCCATGCTGGAGGTGCTGATCCAGAATCGCGTGAAGGCGCTGCAGGCCCCTCCGGAAAGAAAGAGCGAGGGCTGGGACAACCCGGCCAGGAATACGCCCCCCACCCCGAATACCGCCCCCGACAAATCCGCCCTCGCCGCCGCCCGCCGCGAATCCGAGGCCCTCAAAAAAGCCCAGGAAGCCCTGCGGAAGGCCCGCGAGGACGCCGAGGCCCAGGGCCTGGCAGACGGCATCGAGGCGCGCCGGGCGGCGCTGGAGGCGGCGCGCAAGCAGGAACTCGTCGACGAGGAAACTTTCATCCGCGCCAAGGCGGCGCTGGACGAGGAAGGCCTGCGCAACGAACTGGATGCATTGCAGCGCCAGCAGGCCGCACTGCGGGCCGCGTCGACCGATCCGCGCGCCAAGGGCTCCCAGGCCGCACTG